GGGAGGGTAACCGTCCGGTGTTTTGTGTGTTGGATCAGACTGAGGCTTGGACTGCGAGTAATGGTGGCGTGAAGTTGGCGGCTACGTTGCGCCGGAATTTAGGTAAAACGGGTGGTTCGTCGATTGAGTCCCCGAATGCGTTCATTCCAGGGTTGGGGAGTGTCGCGGAGGCGTCAGCGGAGTACTGTCACCGGATCCGTGAGGGTGACGCGCGGGATGATGGTTTGTTGTATGACCATCAGGAGGCCCCGGCTGATACCGATCTGACGGACCGCGAGTCGTTACTGCGTGGTCTAGCCGTGGCGTACGGGGATTCCGCGCAGCCGGTGGGTGGTTGGGTGAACTTGGAGCGGTTGGTCGCGGAGATTTGGGACCCGGCTACTGACCCGCAGGATGCCCGGGCCTATTACCTAGGGCAGATCACGCACGCGTCGGATGCGTGGATAACGAGCCAGCAGTGGGCTTTGGTTGCTGATCCGACTCGATCGTTGGCTGACCGGGACACGGTGACGTTGGGTTTCGACGGATCCGTGCGAGACGATTCAACCGCGCTGGTGGCGTGCCGAGTGCAGGATGGGCATCTAGAACTGTTGGGTTGCTGGGAGAGACCGGATGGTCTGGCTGGTGACGCCTGGCAGGTTGATCGGGTCGAGGTTGACGCCGCGGTGGCGGGTGCGTTCGACCGATTCCGGGTGGTTGGCTTTTACGCGGACCCAGCGTTTTGGGTGGACACCCTTGATCGGTGGACAACGGAGTTTGGGTCTCGGCTGTTGGTGCATGCGTCGCACGCGCGACCGCTGGAGTGGTGGACGAACCGACCCAAGCACATGGTCGATGCCCTGGAACGGTTTCATGAGGCAGTGGTGAGCCAGCAACTGTCCCATGACGGGAACAGTGTGCTAACTCGGCATGTGTTGAACGCACGGCGCCGGATCGGGCGGTCTGGTGTGACGATCGCGAAAGAAAACCCGAGCTCTAACCGGAAAATAGACGCAGCGATGGCGGCCACCCTCGCGTATGAATGTCGTGGGGATGCCGTAGCGAAGGGACTGGGTCAAGCTAGGAGGAGTCGCCGTGCTGTGGGCTTCTGACGTGGGTCTGTTAATATATGGACATGGCCACGTGTTTAGTTGACGATTGTGATCGAGCTCAGTACACCTCCGCGGGATGGTGTAATCCGCACTATCAGCAGGTTCGACTTGGTAGGCCCCTGACTCCGATTCGTCATCGATCGTCGCCCGGCAGCTCGACTATCCGTGATGAGCGAGGTAATAAGTATTGTCGGTGCTGTAAAGCGTGGTGCGATCCAACTGAGTTTTGTATCAGCGTGAAGGCCACAGATGGTCTCCACTCGTACTGCAAGAGTTGTATGCGACGTAAAAAATATCGGGCGCGGTATGGCGTCACCCCAGAGCAAGTTGATGTCCTACGTGAAGCGCAGGGCACTCGATGCAAAGTCTGCGGTGTACGCGAGGCGGACTTGCCGGGTGCGCTGACAGTGGATCACGATCACTCGCACTGTTCCGCTGAAGTAGGTTGCCCTGACTGTGTCCGTGGCCTGCTATGTCGATCGTGCAACATTGCTATTGGCCTGTTCGGTGACGATTCTATCCGGATCGCCGCTGCGGCTGAGTATGTGCGTACCAATGGTCGCGTGATCACGCCGACACCGGATTGACCGTCTCTTTATCATGGGGGTGTGGCGTGGCTGAGTCCACGGATTTGACGCCCCCGGAGTGGTTGGGTCGTTTGGGTCACATGCTGGTGGCCCGCGAACAAAAGATTCATTATTGGCGTCGGTACTACGAGGGTGACCAGGACCTGCCAGCTGGGCCGGATCAGCATAAGGACGCGTTCCGCCGGTTCCAGGCCCTGTCTCGGACGAACCTCTGTTTGTTGTGCGCCGAGAGCATGGTGCACCGGATGCAAGTAACCGGATATAGAGATAACGCTGGGGATTCGTCGGGGAACCCGGTGTGGAAGTTGTGGCAGCGCGCGAAGCTCGACGCGCGGCAGTTCTCGGCGTACCGGAAGGCGTTCTCCCGGTCCGCGGCGTATGTCACTGTGGGTGTGGACCCGCGGGACATGGGGAAGCCGCGGGTGACGATTGAGGGCCCGGAGAACGTGATCGTGGAAACCGACCCCGCGGACACATCACGTCGGCTCGCCGCGCTCCGCCTGTGGCATGACCCGCTGGCGAAGAAGTGGATGGCGACGCTGTATTTGCCGGGTGAGCGGTACCACTGGCAGACCGTGTCGGATTTCAAGTACCAGGAACGCGCTGATCTGCGTCTGCGGTGGGACCCGTCGCAGTGGGAGCTCCGCGCTGACCCGGGCCGTAGCTTCCCTGAGGTGCCGGTGGTGCCGTTCCTCAACGGTGATGAGGGTGAGCACCCGGTCGCGGAGTTCGACGTCGGTATCGACGTCCAAAACCGGTTGAACCTCACGATCCTGAACCGGTTGAGCGCGGAGCGGTACGCGGCGTTCCGGCAACGGTACATGACGAACTTTGAGGTCGAGGACGACCCGATCACGGGCCTGCCGTTGGCGCCGTTCCGGCCGGGGACGGACCAGATTTGGACGGTCCCACCACCGGAACCGGGTCAACCGGAAACCCGGTTGGGGGACTTCGCCCAAACCGACACCAGCCAGATGTTGCGTGGCGTTGAGGCGGATATGCGGGCGTTCGCCGCTGTGACGTTGACGCCGGTGTATTACCTGCCGGGTGATTTGGTGAACATCGGTGCTGATTCGGTGGCGGCGTTGGACGCGGGGCATGTCGCGAAGGTCCGGCAGCGGATGGCGTTGTGGGGTGAGTCGTGGGAGGAAGTGCTCGCGCTCATGGCCCAAGCCGCTGGCATCAACTCCGACCTCTCCCAAGGCGAAGTGGTGTGGGCCCGCCCCGAGTCGTTCCAACCAGCGGTGGTCGCCGACTACATGAGCAAGCTCGTCGCCGCGCAGATCCCCCTACCCATGGTCGCCGAGGAAGTCGGGTGGAGCCCGCAGCGGGTTGACCAGTTGCGTGCGGAGATGGCCACGAACGCGTTCCTCGCCGCCGCTACAGCCCCAACATCAGCGGCGCCAAGTTCTGGGCAATCGGCTCCAAGTTCTGGCCAAACACCCAACCCGACGGGTACCCAAGCCGCTAAGTCACCTGCTGTGGCGCCGTGACGACGAAGACTCAAGCTCAACGTGATTCTGACGCTGAGCTGGAGCGTGCTATCACAGCTGTATGTACGGCCTACGGTTTGCTGCGTGAGAAAGTTATGCTCGATTACGTCGTTGTTATTGAAGGTGCGTCTTTTGATGACGGCGGCGAAGTAGACGAAGAGTACTTCGGTTTAGCATTCCGACATGGAAATGCCCGGACCTCAGTCGCGTTGGGACTTCTAACCAAGGGGCATGATCTGCTTCTCACGGGAGCGCGAGACGAGGGAGACCGTGAGTAACGTCCACGCCGCTCCAATCAACGACCTCATCGACCACGACCTTGACGGAGACGGCTGCGTCTGTGGCCCCACAGTCGAAGCCGTTAGGCGGCCAGATGGTAGCAACGGTTGGCTAGTGACGCATAACAGCTTGGACGGCCGCGAGTTTAACGAACCAACTGCAGCCAATGAACCCTGACCGGTTCGCGTTCCTCCGCCGCTCCCTCTCAGCCCGCCTCGTCGTCGCGTTGACGCAGATGTTCAACGGTTTGGGGTCGTGGCACCGCCCCGACGCGCAACGGTTCGCCACCGCGGCGGTCCCGATGGTGGAGGGCGCGCAATCCGCGCTTGCGAACCTCACGAGCAACTATGTGGCGAGCGTGGCCAGTGAGGCGTTGCGCCGGCCGGTGGCTCCCCCGCCGATCCCCCAGGCCGCGCGCGCGCGCCTGCGGCTGGTGGACCCAGGCGAGGTGTACCAACGGCCGTTCGTTGAGGCCTACACCGCGCTGAAAGACGGCCAACAACTCGACCAAGCCCTCAACAAAGCCCGGGTGCGGCTCCGTGAGGTCGCCGAAGGCGACATGCAGTTGGCCTACGCGCATTCCGCGCAAGCCGCGATGCAAGGCCTCCCCGAGCAGCTGCGCCCAACGGGATGGCGCAGAGTCCTCGTCGGTTCCGAGAACTGCGCCATGTGCGTCCTCGCCAGCACCCAGCGGTACCACCGCGAGGACTTAAATCCGATCCATCCCAGCTGTGTCCCAGCAGGTACACGGGTGGCCACGACGGGGCTTATGGCCGTGACGCGCCGGAGCTATACCGGTGAACTCGTCATCATTACTACGGCCGACGCTGATGATGAGCTTGCCATCACCCCGAACCACCCGATACTCACCGACCAAGGATGGCTCCCTGGGCACCTCGTCGGCGAAGGTGACCACATAATCCGCAGCCGCGATGGTCATCGGGCAGTTGGCGGTGCTCCACACGAACGCCATCGCCCAGCCCTGATCGAGGATGTATGGCGTGCGGTGAGCATGGCTGGTTTTATAGCCGTGCCACTCACCGCCGAGGATTTCCACGGCGACGGCGCCAACGGTGAAGTCGACATTGTATGGACCGACGGCCACCTCACGACGGTAAGCGACCTCACGGTGGTCCAAGAACTCCGAAAACATGGCCTCGTGTCGGGACAACGCCTTGGGCATCAACTCCCGGCGTTGAGCCATCTCACAACGCTTGTTCCAACTGCGACGTCGGCCACGAACAGCGTCATGCGCAGCAGCGGATTGGGCGGCGCGCTCAGTGGGAGTCATCTGTGCCGCTCGCACAAGGCCAGCGTCCGAACATCCACGGCGGTGGATACCGGATTCGGAAAGCCACCGTTGCACAACGGCTCGCGATACCCCGAAGCGCTGAGCGATAACATGCTCGGCGATGCCACGACTGATGTAGTCGAGCGCCAACTCCTCCGTCGAGTAACCCACGTCCGGCGGATTGATTTTACGGGACACGTGTATGACCTCCAGACACGTTTGGCCTGGTATGAGGCCAACGGCTATATCATACACAATTGCGATTGTACGGTGGAACCGATTTACGGGCCGTTTGGTCATGACCGGGTCATCGAACCGCAGCTACTAGAGCAGGTCCACGCTGCGGTACTCGATTTGACTGGTGTCGTGGACCGTGGCGGTCGCGCGGTGGACTACCGGCACATCATGACCCAAATCGTTCACACCCACGGTGAACTCGGGAACGTCCTCGCGCGACCGGGTGACCGGTTCACCGGACCCACCAGCATCCCCGCCTAACAAACAGCTTCCGCCCCATAAAGCGGATCAGGCCCGTACCGACACGGTCACGGGCCTTTCTCATGTCCCGACACGGGAGAACACATGGCAGACGAAGGCGACAACGGCACCGCTGATGACGGTGACGACGACCACGGCCAACAAGTGGGCGCGGACAGTCAAGGGTCTGGGACCGACACGGCACCAGACGCCACCGACGAACTCGCGCGGCTCAAAGCGGACCTCGACAAATGGAAAAGCCTGGCCCGTCGCCACGAAGGCCGCGCCAAAGAAAACGCTCAAGCCGCCGCCAAAGCGAAAACCGTCGAAGACCAAATCGGGGAACTACGCAGCCAACTCGCTGAACGCGACGTCGCTGACGTGGAACGCAACGGGCGTATGGCCATGACCCAAGTCCACGCCGCGTTAGCCGAAGCAGGCATCAAAAAAGCGGACGCCGCGGAGTTCCTCGACCTCGTCGACCCCACCATCCTGCTCACCGACGGGCAACCCGACGACAAAGCCATCGCGAAGTTAGCGGAGTCCGTGAAGAAACTCGCGGGCCGTATCACCCCTGACTACGACCAGGGCCGTAAAGGTGGCACGGCGCCACCGAACATGAACGACCTGATCCGCCGCGCCGCGGGGGTCAGGACCAACTGATTAGGCAGCCCGGCGTAAAGGCACGGCCGGAGTCCTGCAACAACCAAACCTCACAATAGGGGGTACTCCGTGCCGTATGACAGCGTGATTTCACGTACCGACTCGCAAGCGCTCGTCCCTGAAGAAGTGTCACGGATCATGCTGGGGAAAGCCGTGGACCAGTCCGCGGTCCTGTCACTGTTCCGGCATATCCCAGTGTCGAGGAACCAAATCAGGTTCCCCGTCATGTCCGCCCTGCCGATCGCTTACTGGGTGACGGGTGACACCGGTCTCAAGCAGACCACGGAGATGGCGTGGACGAACAAGTTCCTCAACATTGAGGAAATCGCCACGATCATGCCGATCCCGGAGAACGTGGCCGCCGACATTGAGATCAACGTATGGGACAACGCGGAACCCTACCTGCGGGAAGCGTTCGCCCGGGTCCTCGACACAGCGGTGTTCTTCGGCACCAACGCGCCATCCTCGTTCCCCACCAACGTCGTCGCCGCCGCCGTCGCAGCGGGTAACACCGTCACCGCTCCCACGGCCGCAGCGGCTGCTGGTGGGTACTTGGGGGACCTGGATAACCTCCTCGCCGCGGTTGAAGAGGACGGCTTCGACGTCACTGGGTACGCCGCGAACCGCTCCATCCGTAAATACCTGCGGTCAGCTCGGGACACCACGGGTCAAGCCCTCGACGTGGGCCGGGTTTCCGGTGACCTGAACCAGCTCGACGGGACTCAGATCATCTACCCCATGCGTGGTTTGTGGCCCACTGGTGGCGGCACCGGCACCAACACTGAACTCATCGGCGGTGACTTCGCTGGGCAGTTCGTCGTGGCGGTCCGCGAAGACATAACAATGAAGATGCTCACCGAAGCGGTGATCCAGGATAATACCGGAGCCATAATCTACAACCTCCCACAACAGGATATGATCGCGTTGCGTTTGACGTTCCGTGTGGGTTGGCAAGTGGCGAACACGATCCGGAACGACAACACGAACGAGTCGACCAGGTACCCCGCCGCCGTTCTCCGTAGGTGACTCGACTAGCTCACGAGGAGTGGATTTCGACATGGTGATGTCTAACCCGCGGGCTGAATTGCCTGAGGACGCTAAGTTCGTGCATTTCGATGAGGCACATGAACACGGGTACTGGGGGGCGGTCCCTGACCAGGAACCTAACTCGGTGTACACGGTCGCTGGTGTGACCGGTGGGACCTCGAAGTCTGATGAGAGGCCGTCAGGTGCCGCTAAGGAGCGCGCTGAGCGGAACACTGACGCGTTGAAGGGCGGCAAGTGATATGACTGCACCTCTTACTCGTACGCAGCAGGCGACGCTTCCGGCGTTGAGCGCTGGGACGGCGGGTGATCAGACGGTTGGTGAGGCCCCGTTCGGCGGCACTGTCACGGCCGTCACGTTTACGCCTGAGGCGGCGATCACCGGGGATAACACGAACACCAGGACGTTCACCCTTGTGAATAAGGGTCAGGCGGGTGTTGGTACGACGGTGGTGGCGACGTTGGCGTTCACGACTGGTGTTAATGGTGTCGCGTTCGATGAGAAGGCGTTCACGTTGTCTGTTGTGGCTGGTGCGACGACTGTGGTTGAGAGTGACATTGTGGTGGCGGTGGAGGCTGTGGCGGGTACTGGCCTAGCTAATCCGGGTGGTCGTATTGAGGTCACCTACAGCCGCTCGTAGC